TATGACAAAGAATATATAGCACAAGAAAATTCATATTTATATGTTAACCGTGAGGCTTATATACCAATAGTAAAAACAAACTTATATAATATAATATTTAAGAAAGACAACAAAGAAATTACGCCAAATTTAAGCGGGGTATACTCGGTAGGAGATAAAATAGTTAATAAAGTAACATTGCAAAAAGGCGGTAATAATCTTTTTAACTTTGCAAACCTTTACTATAACAATGCTATATTTAAGTATTCAAACGACGATATTACCCCGTTATATATAGGGGATTGCGGTTACATAGGGGCAAATCATGGCTACCCGTACGGTTATAAGATAACAACAACCGCAAGCGTCGACGAAACGGACATAGGCGCGACAGCTACGGACGGGTTAGACACTTGGGTAATAATTCAAACAATACCTAATTTAGTTATCGTATGTTACGACACTACAAAATGGTATAAAATGAAAGAAAAAACACGCCCCGCTTCTCTTATATTTGGAAATAAAACCGTTAATATAAGTAGCTCTACATTAGTACAAATTTACCCGAGTGTTAAAAACATTCAAAAGAAAATAATTGAAAATATAGGCGGAGAGTTAAAAGTATCCGAGAGTTACGATATTTTTAATATTGGGATAGGTATAGATTATTTGATTGAAAATATTGGGAATAATACTAATGATACTTTAGTAGAGGTAAGCCCCGCTATTTATTCGGTGCAAAATATATACCATATGCAGAAAAACGGAGCAACAACTATTTACCAAAATTTAGAGCAACTATCAGCAACCCCACGGCTAACAAGATACGGCGGAGTGCAAAGTATGCCGTTTGACGAATACGACGAAACTTTCGCAATTATGCCGTATTCTGATACTTCGCTTAGAATAGGCAGCGGGAACGTAGACTTTTTAAAGGAATTATGGGTAGACGAAAATACCCCGCCTAGACTTTATATACAAGCTAATCACGGGGCTAATAACTCTACTTTTGCTATGTTATCTTTGTTTTTAATGAGTGATAGAAACATAACCACAGCGGCGGGGCAGTATGGAAGTAATAAAAAATTATATCCTTATATGGATCAACCTATATCTTATGACGTAAAATCGTATCAAAATATATCTTTGCGTATTCCTATATTAGTGGGGGATATATCCGAAAACTTAAAATTTTTAGGCTATGCAAAAGTATATAATGATTATTATTTTGTAGTTTATTCAACCGCTGATTTTTCGGGAAATATAAATTTACCCGATGATTTAAAGCAGAAAAAGGCTACTAAAATAGACGGAACTATAACACTAAAAAACAATGTAGTTATTGATAAGTTATGGATTGAAGCCACCGCGGGACAATGGGGAATTATTAAGCTACAAAATGAAGTATAGAAAAAATAAAAAGTATAGAAAGGGGCTAAAATATGAAATGGTTAAAAAAAGTAGCGGCTGCACCGCAAAATACTTGAATTAGTTATATACTTTTCTTCTTTCTGAAGACGCTTCTCGAGACATAGCTCCGAGGGGCGTTTTCCTTTTTACTCCGTAATATGGTATTATCTAACGACATAAACGCATTACGGAGTAAAAAAAGACAAAACTAAAAACGCCAATGAATTTCGATGTTTTCGCCATCAAGAACAATCTTCTCAATGAGCGCCGAAAGAACGGAGCGGATTTCCTGAAAGTCCGCTCTTTTTATTATGTCATCAAAGTTTTGAAAGATTTCTTCGGCTTCTTCCTTGCTCAGCTTGTCGAGTCGTTGCTCTTGCAGTCCTTCGAGTTCTTGCTCCAGCTTCAGACGTTGCTCATTGAGAGCGTTCGTCTTTTCTTCAAGAGTCTTCATCGGAATATTATCAAAAACGTACAAATCCATAATTCCAGAGAGTTGTCCGTCTATCTTTTCGATCTCAGCTACGAGAATGTTTTTCTTGTCTTCCTGAATCGAAACTTCTCTCACTTCTTCAAAATAATTCGGATCAAGAGACAGCTTCCGGATTTCGTCAAAAATGATGTTCGTCAGCTTCTCGATGTTCCAATTTTTATTTTTACAGTTCGGGTCCTTAACTTGAGACTTTTTCTTCTTGCTTCTGGATTGACAAATATAATAATAATATCTCAAATATGTTCCGTCGGCTTTCTTGGAAAGCTGCAACTGTTTTGAGTATTTTCCGCCACAATGAGCGCAGATCAGGAACCCGCCGAGATATGTCGTCGCTTTTCCCGCGCAATAATTACACTTTGCATTTTCAGCAGCTCTTTTCTCGAGGTAGTTTTGAACATCATTGAACAGTTCTTCAGAAACTATCGGTTCATGGATCCCGTCGAAGTATTCTCCGGAGTATTTCACGCGGCCGATGTAAAGCGGAGAGCGGACAACCCATCGAACGCGGTATTCGCTCCAGATTCCGAACTTTGTTCTATATCCTTTTTTATTTAAAATGTCCGCCACTTTATACGGCGACAGACCTTCGAGAGTCAGTTCGAAAGCTTCCTTCACTTGCAGCGCTTCGAAGTCGTTTATCTTCAGTTCTCCGTCTATGTAATCATAACCGACAGGCGAACAGCTTCCGCAATATTTCCCTTCTTTCGCTCTTGCTTCAATACCCATGATCATTCGTTCTTTGATTTGCTCGCGCTCCAATTGAGCGAACACGCTCAAAATTCCGACCATCGCACGACCGAAGGCTGTCGAAGTATCGAAGTTTTCGCTCATGGAGATAAAATCAACGTTGTTCTTCAGGAACACATCTTCGATCAGGACGAGCGAATCTTTCTGACTTCGAGAGAGTCGGTCGAGCTTATAGACAACTACTTTCTCAACGAGTCCCTTCTTTATGTCTGAAATGAGATTCTTCAGCGCTGGGCGCTCCATGTTTCCGCCAGAATATCCGCCGTCAACATAGAGCTTGTATTTTTTCCAATTCATAGCAGCACAATAATTTTTCAATCGTTCTTGTTGCTCTCCGATTGAATAACCTTCTTTTGTTTGTTCACGAGTTGAAACTCGACAATAAAGAGCTATCATTCGTCTTCACCTACCTTGTCGTGTTTTTGATAAAAATATTCCATGATTACGCCATAATATAGCGCGAGTCGATAGAGTGTCGTCACGTCTGGAAGCGAAATCCCTTGTTCCCACGATGCGACAGACGAGCTTTTCTTATCAACTACTATCGAAATGTCAAGTTGACTGACGCCTTTTTTCTTTCTCAAATCTACGAGGTTTTCTCGAATTATCTCTCTCAATTCATCTTTTGTTTTTTCCATTTTTCTTTCCTTCTTTCCGTGTGGCTTTGTGCGCTTAATTATAACACAATTCTTTCGATAATCTACTAAATTTTAGTAGTTATCGCAAAATATTACTTGACTCTATGAAAATTTCATAGTATTTTTGATGTGGGTTCTCTATGAAAATTTCATAGAAGCCCAAAAATTAAACGTCAAACTATGAAAATTTCATAGAGGAAGGAGGTTCACGAAATGACAGTCGGAGAAAGAATCAAAGAATACGCTCAGGAGCGCGGAATCATGCAGCGCTTTCTCGCTGAAAAGGCGGGAGTCGATGATTCCAAAATGTCAAAGATTCTGAACGGAACTCGAGACATCGGTCTCGTTGAATATTACAGACTATGTCAGGCGCTCGACGTTCCGATGGAAACATTCGTCAAAGAGGGGTGATCAAATGACAATCAAACACGTTCTCAAAGACGGAACAGTTCTTGACGACATTTCCGGAATAGTAATCACTCGAGAAGACAATCCGGAGATTTATCGAGTTGTTGAAAAGATCAGGAAGAAGGGAAGTGGGGAAAATGAAACCAAAAACGAAAAATAAGATCCTGAAGGGGATTACAACAGCAGCAATCATCAATTTAATTCTTGCCGCTTGCTGTCTGGACTCAGACAACTTGACAATTCCGTTGATTATGTTCGGAGCTTCGGCTTTGTGGCTGTTTGTGTTTTGTCTCGCTAACGATGGAACGAGGTGACGCGATGGGAATCAGAATCATTCAGTTAAAAGACCGGAGCGAGTGGCTCCAGCATCGCCGGAACTATATCGGCGGAAGTGAAATTTCAAGCGTCGTCGGTCTGAATCCGTATCGTGACAATGTCACACTCTGGGAGGAAAAAGTCGGACTCAGGAAACCGGAAGACATTTCAGAGAAAGAGTTCGTCAAATACGGAACCCTTGCAGAAGAACATCTTCGGGAATTGTTCAAGCTCGATTTTCCACAGTACGAAGTCGAGTACATCGAGAACAACTCCGTTTTGAATGATCGTTATCCGTGGGCGGCTGCATCTTTGGACGGAATGCTCACAGAGAAAGAGACAGGACGGAAGGGCGTTCTTGAAATCAAGACAACGAACATCGTTCAAAGCATACAGAAAGAACGCTGGAATCATCAAATACCGAGCAACTACTACACACAAGTTTTGATGTATCTTGCCGTGACGGAGTTTGATTTTTGCATGATCAAAGCTCAGCTTCGTTTTCAATACGGCGACGAAGTCTTTCTCAACACGAAGCATTATCACATCGAACGAAGCGAAGTAGAGGAAGACATCGACTATTTAATGACAAAGGGAGCGGAGTTCATGGGATACGTTCGCAGCAGAACAAGACCGGCTTTAGTTTTGCCCGAATTATAAGCGAGGTGATGAAATGGGAAAAATTGACTTATCGGGAATGAGGTTCTCTCGTCTGACAGTTATCAGGAAGACCGGATACAAGAAAAAAGAAGCTGCAATTTGGGTTTGCCGGTGCGATTGCGGGACATTTTGTTCAGCAACAACTAATCATTTAACAACAGGAAGAAAGAAAAGTTGCGGTTGCATAACTCGAGAGAATGCAGCTTCCGGAGATCATAAAAGAACACACGGGATGACAAGAACAAAAATTTATCAAACATGGCTCGGAATCAAAAAACGCTGCAACAATCCAAACGAACCGAATTTCAGAAACTACGGAGCAAGAGGAATCAAAATTTGTGAAGAATGGGAAAATAATTTTTCAGCATTTCAAAATTACATTTCAAAGCTTCCGCATTATGGCGAAGAAGGGTATTCAATCGACAGGATAGACAACAACGGAAATTATGAACCGGGGAATGTAAGATGGGCGACAAGGCACGAACAAAACACAAATCGGAGAAATACCATTTATTACGAAGAAGACGGGATCAAGATTCCAATCACAGAACTTGCGGTGATTGTGGGGACATCGTATTCGACATTGAAAAGCAGATATCAGCAGCACCGCGAAATTTTAACGAAAGAAGAAAAGGAGAAATTGCAAAATGGAAGTAAAAATCGAAACTTATCAGTTGCCGGCTGAAATCCAATTCAACTTTGAAGAATTGAAGACCGAAATCGCAGAAAAAGTGAAAATCTACGAAACACTTGTTTATGGAGAAGATGAACTCAAAACGGCAAAAAGTGACCGCGCCAACTTAAACCGCATCAAGAAAGCGCTTCAGGACGAGAAGGTCCGAAGAAAGAAAGAATATCTGAAACCGTTCGAGGACTTCGAAAACAAAATCAACGAGATCATCAAGTTGATTGACGCTCCGGTCGGACTTATCGACAAGCAAGTCAAAGAGTTTGAAGAGAAGAAGAAAGCTGACAAGCGAATCGAAATCGGTTCCTTCTGGGAGTCGACAGAGCATCCGGAGTGGCTGACTCTTGCAAAGATCTTCGATGAGAGGTGGCTCAATGCGAGCTATTTAATGAGACAGATCAAGGACGACATCAACGGATGGATAAACCGAATCAACTCAGAGCTTGAAACACTCCAGCAGCTCGACGCGTTCAGCTTCGAAGCTATCGAAATTTACAAGAGAAGTCTCGACATGAATCAGGCCATCGCAGAAGGAAAGCGTCTCGCTGACATCCAGAAGCGCAAGGAAGAAGAAGCAAGAAGAAAAGCCGAACTTCTGGAAGCTCAGAAGAAGGTTGAAGAAGAAACACGCTGGGAAGAAATGCAGAAGGCACGCTCAGAAGCTCCAAAGCAAGAAGTCGAAGAAATAGACACCGAAGCAGAAAAAGCCGAGGAAACGGCTCAGAACGAAGCACAATGGATTAGTTTCAGCGCACTTCTCAACGTTGAAAACGCTCGAAAGCTGAAGGCGTTCTTCGAAATGAACGAGATTCAGTTCAAGAAAATATAAAAAAGGAAGGTGCAAGACATGAACGACAATATCAAAGAACTTCGAATCACTTCTGAAGTGTTCGAAGACGCAAGAAACAAATTTGACGGAGTTCTTCAGAAGCTTTTCAAGACGATGCTTGAAAGCAGATCAGACGAAGGAAGCATCACAATGAAGGTCGACGTCTCAATCAAAACGACAGAGATTCCGGACAGCAGAACAGGAAAGAATCGAGAAATCAACGTTCCGGTGTTTGGCTGCAAAGTTTCATCAACCGTCGCGCTGAAAAACAAAGAAGAAGCTATCTCATCGCCAGAGATGGAACTCATTTTCGATGATGAATCGATGAGTTACAAACTGACATATATTTCGAACACAGATCAGAAAACAATCTGGGATGACGATCTTCAGGAACAGGAAGAAAAGAAAACATATAAAAAGCCGGGAGTCATCGACGTGAGTCAGATTCCGTCAATTGAGAAAAGGGAGGATTAAAAGATGGCAGTTAACAATTCACTTGTTAAAGGAAAAGGACAGCAGAGACTCGGTCTCACAGCTTACTTGACACAGGATGCGGTCAAGAATCAGATTTCAAACGTTGTCGGAGGAAAGAACGGACAACAGTTCATTTCTTCCGTTGTCTCAGCGGTTCAGACAAACCCGCAGCTTCAGGAATGCACGAACTCGAGTATTCTTTCGGCTGCACTTCTGGGATCTTCGCTCAATCTGACACCGTCTCCGCAACTCGGACAATTCTACATGATACCGTTTAAGGACAAGAACCGCGGAACAGTAGCGGAGTTCGTTCTCGGCTATCACGGAATGATTCAGCTCGCGATTCGTTCCGGACAGTATAAAAAAATCAACGTTCTTCCAATTAAGGAAGGCGAACTTGTTCGATTCGATCCGCTGGAAGAAGAAATCGAAGTGAATCTCATTGAAGATGAAGAACTCAGAGAAAAAACTCCGACAATGGGATACTATGCGATGTTTGCTTATACGAACGGATTCAAAAAAGCGATCTATTGGAGCAAAGCGAAGATGGAAAGTCACGCGCTGAAGTATTCCGCCGGATACAGAGCAAAGAAGGGTTTCACATTCTGGGAAAAAGATTTCGACGGTATGGCTTGCAAGACTATGATCAGACAGCTTCTTTCAAAATGGGGCGCGATGGATGTCACGATGCAACGAGCTTTTGAAGTCGACAACAGCATTGAAACAGCAGAAGGAAGTCGCGTTTCTGTTGAAGTTGAAGAAGTTCCTGCAATAGAACAGACAGCACCAGCAGAAGCAGCAGCTCCGGATCCGAACTCAACAGTTCAGAGAGCGGAAGAAATCATCAACCGCGCTGAAGAGAAAATCGAAGCAGAGAAGAAGCAGAAAGCATCAGCAAAGAAAGAAGCAGCTCCGGCGGATCCGTCAGCAGCTCTCTTTGAATAAATAACACACAGCATCACAGAAAATAAAACAGCGGTCGCTCAGATGGACGGGGCGGCCGCGGAAGGGAGCTTTCGAAATGGCGTGGAGAAATTATCCGCCGCACATGGCAAAGCAGACAAAAAGCAAATACGGAGCAAAGAAGACAGTCGTCAACGGAATTGAGTTCGACTCGAAAAAGGAAGCGAACAGATATACAGAGCTTCGCATTCTGGAAAAAGCCGGAGCGATTTCAGATCTTCAGACGCAAGTCAAATTTGTTCTCATACCAGCGCAGCGAGAAACGGACTCTGCCGGACCGAAGGGCGGCATCAAAAAAGGGAAAGTCATTGAGCGCGAAGTCGATTACATCGCAGATTTTGTCTACAAAGACAGCTCAGGCGAAACAGTTGTTGAAGATACGAAGGGATTTAGGACGACGGACTATATTCTGAAGCGCAAAATGATGCTTTTCTTTCATGGAATCCGAATCGTTGAAATTTAAAGCAGAAAGGGGCAAGACATGAGAAAAAGTTTTGTCTTATATACGGACTATATAAAACAAATTAGTCTTCTGAATCTGGAACAGCGAGGAACTCTTTTCACGGCAATTTTAAACTATCAGAACGGCGAAGAAGTTCCAGAAATGGATTCGGCCGTCGAGATGGCGTTTGCATTTATCCGAGCAAGTCTTGACAGAGATCGCGAGAAA